GCGCATAGCTCCCTAACCGCGGATGAACATTTTTGCATAGATCGATCGGTAAACGCATGGCTCAAGCTTTTCACTTGCAAAAACGCATGGCTTGGAGCAATTTACCGGCGTGGACACGCAATTCGACAGCCAGAACGACCTGACAATCGACCTGTTCAGCAATGACGGGTTCATTCCGTTCGACATCCCACAAATATCATTCACCCCGGCGCCAACAGGCCCCATACCCCTCAAAGACAGGGTTGGACGAGCCGTTTCGCGGGTTATGCCCTACCAGTGCCGCGCATCAATTCGTGATGCTGTAGATGGCGAATTCTCGGTTTTCAAAGGCTTCAACGAGCGCATAGGCACACAGTCTGGCCGACTGATTATTGTCGCGGGTGGCCCGTCGATCCAAGAAAGCCTGCCACACATTCGCAAGCGGCTGCGGACCAGCAAGAACACCAAGATTTTGGCGCTGAATAAATCACACGATTGGCTGCTAAAGAAAGGCATCAAGCCCGACTTCGCGGCTATGTGTGATCCTGCTGAGTGGCTGATTGACTATATGACCCCGACGAAGGGCGTCGAGTATTGGCTGGCATCTCAGCTTAATCCTGAAGTGCTTCGCAAGTTTATGCCGTTTCGCAAATCGACGTACATCTGGCACGTTGACAACGCTCACGACTGCTACGGTGAGACAGACAGCACATGGGCAACGCGAGAATTCCCCGGCAAAGATGTCTCGTTCTTAGGTTTTGGCTCAACTATCGGCATGGCAATGATGCTTGTATCAGCCGTCGCTGGCTTCGATGAAGTTGAACTGCACGGCTATGACAGTTGCTTTCATCCCGGCAACAGAAATCTTCACGCATACCCAAAGCCCAGAACCGAACCAACGGCGACAGATACGACCGTCAAATCTGTTCGCACAGGAAAAAGCTTTCGGTTCTCGTCGAACATCGACATGGCGATGCAGTGCCTTGACTTTGATCGAGCAATGACTGAGTTCCCCCACACTCAGCTATTGGGGCGTCCCTGGAAGACGAAATATATCATGCACGGTCGCGGCGTATTGCCGTGGCTTGTCAGCCAAGACGGCGGCGGTTTCTTCAAGCCTGCCGATCCCGATTTGATGGCTGAATATAACGAAGACATGAACGACTACAGACCTGATTGGGCGAGGAATTAGCGATGAGTGACGCGGCAGGCAATTCATTTACAACGCAAGAGGGGCAAGTCGACGCCCCTGACAGCGCAGCACCAACTGGCGACTATTCCAAAGAGAATTGGGCCAAACGCTTTGAGGAGCAGGACCGTACAAATGAAAGCACTCAAGGGGCTGACGAAGGTGGGCAGACTGAAGGCTCAGAAGAGGCTGCTCAAGAAGCAACCGACAAAGCCATTGCCAAGCTTTTCAAGATCAAGTGGAACGATGGCAAAGAGTACGAACTCCCCGAGGTATTCAAAGAGCCACTGAGCAAATTTGAAAGCTTGGATAAAGACTACACGTCCAAGTATCAGCGGCTGGCCGACGAACGCCGCGAGGTCGAAGCCAAACTGCGCGAGGATTACCAGCAAAACGTCCGCATGAAGCAGCATGCCAAGGAGTATGCTCGAGCGGAGGTATTGAGTACGCAACTCAGCCAATACGCCGACATTGATTGGCAGGCATGGGCGCTACAAGACCCGAATGCGGCTGCGCGGCATCAGGTTATTCGTAATGAGTTGGCCCGTGAGGCCGGTGAAATTCAAGAGCGCGTTTCGTCATTTGAGCAAGAGCAGTCGGAGAGCGCGAAGAACTCTCGCGTCACGACCATCATCAAGGCTCAAGAGCAGATCAAATCAGAAATCCCAGAGTGGGGTCCAGACCTTGCAAAGAAGGTGACCCGCCACTGCCTGACAACGCTCAAGCTTCCGATGGAAGTCTTGAACGAAGCCAATTTGTATCCCGGCGTTATGAAGGCTCTTTATACGTCGATGATGCAAGAGGAGAGCATGTCTAAGGCCATGCCATCCAAAATCAAATCTATCACTCCACAACCCGTTCCCAAGGTCGGGGGGTCAGCCGAAGCGGCCAAGACCACTGATCAACTGAGTACGAGGGATTGGATGAGAGAACGCTACAAACAACTGGAAAAAGCGAACGCCGCCGGTGGTCGCTACCGTTAATCATTTATAAGGAACTGGCACAATGCCAAATACAATTCTTACGCCGACAGCAGTAACCCGTGAAGCTTTGCGCGTTCTGCACCAAAAACTGAACTTCATCACCAACATCAACACCCAGTACGACAGCCAATTTGCCAAGTCTGGTGCGAAAATTGGTTCGCAGTTAAACATTCGCTTGCCGAATGAATACACCGTCCGTTCTGGCGCGACTTTGTCGGCCCAGGACACCGTTGAAACATCGACGGCGTTGAACGTCACCACCCAGAAGGGTGTGGACTTGAACTTCACATCAGTTGACCTGACGTTGTCTCTCGATGACTTCAGCAAACGCATCATCCAGCCTGCGATGTCAGTCCTGGCTGCGACGATGGAAGCTGATGCTTTGGGCATGACTTGGGACGTTTACAACAACGTCTTCAACGTTGGCGCGGCCACCACTTTCGCTAAGGTGATGGGCGCTCGCAAGCAGTTGGTCGACAACCTCACGCCGATGGACAACAACGTCACTGCGCTGTTGAACACGCAAGACAACGTCGATTTGGTCGATGCCTTGAAGGGCCTGTTCCAAGACAGCAGTGCCATCAAGCAACAGTACAAAGACGGCATGATGGGCCGCACGGCTGGCTTTGACTTCTACGAAAACACGCTCATGCCAACGAAGACTTCTGGCACGACTATTTCTGGAACCACGGCCTACACGCTCACAGCAGTTGTGTCTGGCGGCACGGCTGGCAACTCACTCATCCCTGTGTCTGGTGCAACGACCACTTTTGTCGTTGGTGACATTATCACCGTCGCAGGCTTGAACCGCTGCCATCCTGAGACAAAGGCAGATACCGGCGTTCTTCAGCCGTTTGTCGTTGTCTCTGCTTACGCTGGCGGCACTGGTAATATCCAAGTCTCACCGACGATTTGGACATCAACTGGTCGCCAAAACATCTTCACGCAGGCTGCGTTGGGTGGCGCATTGACGAAGGTCACAGGCGGCAACGCTAACGTGATCAAGCCGTCGCTGTTCTTCCATCGTGACGCATTCGTCTTCGCGACGGCTGACTTGCAAATGCCGCAAGGCGTTGACTGGTCTGCCCGAGAGCAGATGGATGGATTGTCAATCCGAATGGTTCGACAGTACGACATCACCAACGACAAATTCCCATGCCGATTGGATGTGTTGTACGGGTTCAAGACAGTCAGGCCGCAATTGGCCGCACGACTGCACTCGAATTAGTTTAACGGGGGTGGGAGCAATCTCACCCCCACCTAATTTGGTGGAACAATGGCTCTGACTACACTCGGAGGCTTAAAGGCTTCCATTGCAGACACGCTTAATCGCACCGACTTGACAACGTCGATCCCCGATTGGATTACGCTGGCTCATCGTGACATTAAAACGCGATTTTCTGTGGCTGAGATGGAGACTTCAGCATCCTTCACATTCAGCGTTGGATCGCCGACTGTCGCGCTGCCGACGAACTGCGCTGAACTGCGGCGTGTCCAATACACCTACGGGCCAAACGATATTCGTGAACTCAAACTTGGACCGTTCGCACCTTTGACCATTGACGAAAACCTTGGTGTATCTGGTGCGCCAGATACTTTTGCTATTGTCGGCTCGAATATGTATGTCAGCCCCACACCCTCTACGGGTTGGTCTGGCACGTTCTTTTACTACCTCGATGTGCCTGATTTTGATTATGCAGACGATGCAGACACCAATTGGCTTTTGACTGATTATCCAAACGTCTGGCTGTATGGCTCTTTGCTTTCTGCGCTGCCTAAGATTGGCAATGATGTGAGAGCAAACATCTGGACAACCTACTACGAGGCAGGCATCGACAGCATCCTGACGAACGATAAGTCTAAACGCTTTGCGAAGGCTGCGCGTATGCGGTCTGCGGTGTTCTCGTGATTAGCCTCCCGCAAGAAGCACCCGCGTGGGCGCAAAAATTGGCGCGTGACATCGATGCTGAGATTAACAGGCAGATGAGTTCGATCTACCCACTGCCTGAGTTCACGGTGGCGAATAAACCACCCGCAAACAATTATCGCGGTTGCATGATTTGGCTGAGTGACGGCGCTGGAAACAGACAGGTCGCCACCTCATCAGGAACCGCATGGTATTACTCTGACGGGACGGCTGTATAATGGTCGACACACCAACAAGCGGACTACGACTTCGTGACATGGAGCAGGGAACCCAGCTTAACCAGTGGGGTGACCTGACTGACACAAACCTCGCAATTGTTGATCGGGCTATGACGGCTGCTGTCACGCTCACGATATCGGCAAGTTCAACGGTCACGTTTACTGATTACTCAGACAGCAACACATACCTCGTTGCGACACTCAAGCTGACAGGCCCGAGTGGCGACAACACGCTGACATCTGCATGCACACTCACCATGCCAAACGTGCGCTGGAAGTGCGATGTCTACAACGTCACTGGTCAGGATATTTCATTTAAGACAGCGGCAGGTGCGACGGTTATCGTAAAGAACGGCTACCAAGCGCGGCTCCAGTGTGACGCGACAGACATGCTGCTGCGGACATCATCGCAATTTGCGACGGGGCTGTATGTCGGCGGCAAGATTGAAAACCTGACGGCGGGAACGTCTTCGACCGACGCCGTTAACAAAACGCAAATGGAAACCGCCATTGCGACTTTGTTGGCCGGTACCGTGACGGGGTTGGCGTTAGTAAGCAGTTCAGACACCACGGCAAGTTACCTCAACAGCAAAATCACCGTGTCAGGCTCACTCACAAAGTCTGTCGTTAATCCAGGCGGGAATGAAACCCTGAATATCGACTACACAGGATCAGTTTTTGATGCGGGCCAAACGGCCTATTACAACTCAATCTACGGGGTTTAACCCATGACGACATTCACAACCATTCCACTAAGCGGCTCGACGGACTTTCGACCCATCAAAATTGCCGCAACGTCAGGCACAGGAACGCTTGTTCATACGGCGCAAGCCTCAACAACTCTGAGTGATTTTGTGACGCTTGAGATCACAAACAGCGACACGGTTGCCCGCCCCTACGTTGTGCAATGGGGCGGAACCTCTGCCCCTGATGACAA